AGAAACAAAGAGAAAAACTTAGAGGGTAAATCAGGAACATGTGTATCCACCTTACTGAATGTAGGTTCTAAATTAGCTTCTACTAGTGTCTTACTTTGTTGCATAAATGTGTCTACAGCTGAATCGTAGGAATCAAATACGATGTATTCGTCATCCACTGTTGTCCAATACGTAGGAGCCACGTCATTCTTAATAAGAATATCTGCTCCTCCCGGGACAGTAATAGTCTCTATATTGCTAGCTGAAGAATCTCTGGTCATCACGTAATTAATAAATGACTCAGGCTCTTGATAAATAATTGTGTCGTAATCTTTCTTAGTAGCACCTGTCTTCTGACGGTCGTACTTAATCCACAATAGTTCTTGTACTGCATCTGGGATCTGCATGTGGGTAGGACGTGCTGAAGTAGCAGCGTTAAGCTGAATGAGTTGGCGTAAATGCGGCCAGTCTCTATTACTCATCAACTCGAAGTAAGTAGTCTCAACAATATTAGCTACCTGTAAAGATTCTTCCGTATCCGTAATGCTGTTAACAGCATCACTATCCATATCGGACATAATATCTTGCACTATTTGTAGGACAGTTGCTTGTGCCATATTAAGAGGCCTTAGTTAAATGTGCATTAAAAATGCAGTTTTCTACAGTAACTGTGTCCCCAGCAACACCACCCTCACCCGTCAAGAACGTTATACCAAGTTGGATATAATTGGCTGCCGCCAACCCATGCAGATGCGCGTGAATAGCGATTGCTCCCACATCAGAGCCTGTGCCTATTTTGCGTCGTATCCTACCACCAGTGGCAACCCCGTCTACAAGGAAACTAAAACAAACAACAGCTGTGCTTCTTGAGGAGATTATGCTAATGGAGGCGTCTGCATCGTAATCCCCAGCAGTAGCCACATTTAGTCTTCCAGTAGCTACTGTTGTAGTCATGCCTTCCGCATCCTCCTCATTGAAAGTTCCTGCAGCTGGGTAGTAGGTGTCCAGAACCGTGATGGTTGTCGCGGAGGTGTTATTGGCAGTCTTGCCTAAAGTGATACTAGCACTCTGGGAAGATGCTGAGGGCAAAGACCAAGAACCACTACCGGCCCCGTCTGCGTGATACGTGGTGCCAGCAGCTGCACCAGCCACTCCTTTAGGTTCATGCAATTCTGCATCTGGTATCGCTTTATGATCTGTCATATTATTGCCCTTAAGGTCAAAAATCAGGAGGCCTTTCGGCCCCCATCATTTTAGATAACGTACTCTAAGATGAACTCACATTCACCAGCAGTAAACGTACCAGTAGCCGCAACTACTAGGTAACCATCTACAGCAAGACGTTGGCCACATAACACACCTGAGTTAGTACCAGCGTGTTCAGCAGCGGTTAAGCTACCAACAACAGAGGCATCGATACTAGCAAGAACAAGTGCATCGAACAGACCATCTGCATCAATTGCAGTGGAGCCGTCAGACTGTTCCAGACCAATATCGTAACTCGTACCACCAGCAAAGGCAGTAGTAGTGTTAAAGAATGCATTAGTTACCATTGCTCCAGCAGGAACAAAGGCAGTTAGTGCATCTGAAGCACCTCCGGGTAAATCGCTATAAGACCACTTATAAACGATTTGTTGAGTGCGAGATCCAGTGGTAACTTTGCCACCACGTTTCTCATCAGTGTCTCGTGCACCGTATTGAACTAATACGCCACGAGTGCTTGCAGTTTCTAAACTCATGTCACGCCTCCTTAGTATGCGCTAGGGCTAGTTACGATTGTGCCAAGCGTATCAGTACGCTGTGCACCAAAACCGAAACGAGCTGTGTTTTGGAAACGATCTTCACGTTCTTCTGAAGCTCTCCAACCTTCTACCATTGGCATACGACGCCATGCACGCATCATAGGACGACTATTGTCATCTGCTACGCTCATAAACGTATTAACCACATCACCAACTTGAGCAGTTTCAGAAGTCAGGCCATAGCTTGACGCATCAATAGCTTCTGTAGCAGCGAGTGTAGGTAGACGATTAGATGTATACACATCAAAACCGTAAACGTTCTTAACGAACTGATGGTCTCTTGCGAAACCTTCATTAACAATACCCTCAAAGTGTGGGTTATTGCTGACGTTCACTAAGTTAGTCAGACTGTTAAGTGTCGCTTCAACAATCGGATCAACGATTGCAATACGACCACCTGCAGCAACATTAGCTTTATCAAAAGATAGCTTCATAGCAATGAAGTCATCTACAGTGATAACTCGAGTGTTAGATGCAGCAGAGCCTACCCAGCGATGCGGGCGACCATTAACCAAGTTAAGGTTAGCACCTGTCTGTGCAGCATTACATGCAATTAAGAACTTAGTTTCTACGTTCTCTTGAATTGCACGAGTTGCTTCTGTAGCACGCATACCAGAAAGAACTTCAATCTGGTTACCATCTTCACGAAGCTTGTCTGAAACAGCCCACGCATCACCAACATAATCAGTGATAGTCAGCGTCACAGTACCTGTGTCGATAGCGTTGTAAGTTAATGGCACGCCTTCTTCAACATCTTGCAGTGTGCTAGAACCTACAGTTTTGATGTTTAAAGTTGTACCGTGTCCGAAATCTGAGACATCACGCGAGAACCCATCAGGCAGCATGCCATCTTCTAAGTTCTGAATGATAAATTCAGAGTATTGCTGCGCTTCAATAAACGCAGTGGTGTTACTAGTATCATGAGCCATGTGTTAACTCCTTTGGACTTTAGTCCCGGCAGCTCTCCAAGCATTCGTTGTATCTGCAGTCGTTGCATTTTTCGGCAATCGGGCAGATACGTCCTGCTCAGTATTATGACTAAAAGATTCAGTATTGACTGAACTAGTCGTTTTAGTAGGCGGAGTTTGGACTGGCTTGCTACTAAGGAGATTTAATACTGCTTGCGGAGAAGTAGAAGCTAGATTATTCAAAGCTTCTACAGTCAAGCCATTATTACTGGCTATCTCTAAGTAGGCATCTCGTGCCTTCTCTCCATAAATCTCAGTCAGCTTTTGCGTGACAGTCGTCTGATTCGCCTGTTGAGTTGCTGCTATATCCTTAGCATCTAGTACTTGCGCTATGCGAGTCTCTAGGTCATTGGAGTTCACTTCGGCAGAGATAGGGGTGGTCTCTGTTTTTGGTGTACTGTCGATCTTATCAAGTACAGAATCTAATGTTGTGGCTGCAGCTAACTTAGTTCTATATTCCTCATGCTCAGTCTCTAATTTCTCAATATGAGTTTGTGCGTGTGGGATAGAGTTAAGTGCATCCTCTATAGTTTTGTACTTGCGTCCTTCACCTATCAGTTCAGCTACCGAGTCAGGTACTTGAATTGCAGTAGATGGATCAGGGGGTACTACAGGCTCTGTGGTAGCAGGTTCTGTAGTAGTTGTGTTGTTAAAGATTGTAGTGTCTTGGTCTGACATTATTCCACCTTAAATATGTTGGATAAATTAGTTAGTTCCCTACTGGCACCTAGCTTGTCGGCTATGTATTCGCTCCATGCGGGTTTTTCGTAAGTTTCCTCACTATGGATTTTCTTAGCCAAAGCGAGTAAATTCTCTTCAATAATTGTGTTAACAACCTCAAAGATTAAAGCATTAGCTCTAATCTCTTCAGGCTTGAGGTGTTTTGTGAGGCGTTTGCTTAAGACCTTCTTACTCATTGCCCTTGCACCTCATCAGGCAGCTCTTCATCAGAACCGTCTGTAGCTGTCATAGCTTCCATCTCAACCTGATCACTCAAAGAGTTAACCAGTTGCTGTGTCTCAGCCTGCTCTTCAATTCCAATGTTATCTCGAACAAGATCAAAACGTTCCCAGCCCATAGCTTCTTCTACAAGTTTAGCTAAAGCTTTTGCACTTACATGTGGGGTAATCATTTGGCCAATAGAGCTGTTGAATGTGCCTGTTAGATTCTGAACTAGTTGGGCTCTTGCTGAGAAGTGTCGTGCTCCAACAGGGCGTAGTTTGCCAGAGGCTGTTATGTCAGCCTTGGTGATGGTGATGAAGTCTTGGACACCTAAATCATCGTCCATTACACGTACCACGTCAGAACCCTCGATATGTCTTACGGCAGATTCTAACATGATATTCAAGATAGGCTCAATAAATTCAATTTCAAACTGCTCAATCTTAGCTTGAAAGATGCGTCCCGCAGCATTTTGTAAGCTCTGTACTTCGAAAGCAGTCTTCTCTCCCGGGCTACGGACACCCATTGCTTCTCTAGGGGCACCAGCCATTTCTTCCATCTGTTGTTGTAACAAGATGATCTCATTATTAACTTGAAAGGCTGCTGGATTGGGGGGCATAGGAATAACATCCCCAGCTCCCATCTCATTAATTTGTATCTCTTCTAACGGGCCGTAAGTAAACTCACCTACGTCACCAATGACTTTTAATGGTGGATGAATCGTTAAATCCAAAGCATCAGCTTTTAGATTCTCTAGATGATCTAACCGGTACTGCATACCTACTAAATTATCTAGTGGGCCCATGGCGTACAGGTTATCTGGGCGTTTTCTCCAACCAGAGTGCGCTCTACCTGCGTGGCCTAACCAAGATGGGTTCTGTTGTTTACGTAATAAGTAAGCACGATCTATGACAGTAATGACATGATCTTTGAGGAATGTCCCGTCTTCATCATGGATATCTCCTTCGAACTCTAATATCTCTACGTATCCTGATTGGTAGTAATCGTACATGCTACCGAAACCGTCTACAGTAAAGCCCAAAGCTTTTGTGTAATCCTCAACAGAGTAAGACCCCATCCGGTTACGCATCTCTTCTGCTTTAGAGATAGCCACTTCTAAGTAGTTTAAATCAGGACGATTTTCTAAGTCTGCTCGCAATTCACCAATAGTTTTCACATAACGAGTTATCTTAGGAGAAGATTCAAAATCTACTGCTGTTGGATCAAACACTAGGTCGTATGGAGATGTGCGAAGTAATTTAGGCCCTATGTATCCCGGGATCTTTTCTTGTGTCTCTACGTCTACTCGCTTATCTGCTACCCAAACAACTTCACCAAATGCATTACCGTAATCGATATAATCGTACAAGCATTTAGAGACGGTTTCTCTGAAACCACCTTCGCGTAACTTGTTGGACATGTACGCAGTTATGGCAGTCTTTTTGTCCTTAAGGGCGGAATCTTTTGTATAGGCTTCCCACTTCAACCAGTTGTCGTTGGGGAATAATGCTGACATATAATTAGCATGCAGGTTATCTCTAATCTGTGTCAGCTTAGGTAATGTCGTACTATTCTTCCAGTCTGTGTTATCACCTACTGAGGTAGTTCTGGTTGATGTTGCAAATAAGAAATTGCGTAACTCTTTCTTATCTTCTAACCAAGTACTTCGCTTAGTGTTCAGGCGGGTGTAGACATCAGTAAGCTGGATAGCCAGCTGATCTGGATCTCGTAGACTCTGTATCTCTAAAACTTTATTAGTGCTCAATTGTATGCAACTCCGCCAAATCTGTTGTTGATGTTGATGACTCTAGCACCAGCTTGTTTTCTTCTGTGCATCCTCAAACTAGGAGGGGTTGCTATCTTTATAGCACAAGACAGACTATCTTTGATGTCATCATGTGGTGGATGCGCCAACACTAGTTCTTCTTCCAGTGTCTGGCAATGCCCACCACGGTAATGCCACATAGCCAAGTTATCGTACTTAGGCTCTAGCACAGCTGCCATCCTTTCTTGTTTAGTTCCACCATGCCTATCAGGACGATGTGGGTCTACCTTAAGAAGTATGCCTGCTTTCTTGATGTATTCTGTACGTAGTTCATCAACGATAGAGTCTTGCGCCACGTTAACTTCTGCTGCTATGCGGCCAAATCCCCATTTAGTATGAAGAGTCATGATGTGCTCAAAGTACTCTTTGATACTTCTTGTCTTGAATCTGTCTATTTCTAGTACATAAATGTTGCCTTCATTGTCTAAGCCTATCACCGCTATAGCAGTGTAGTCTGCTTTCTTAGAGGTAGAGAAGGCAAAGTCAATGGCAGCAAAGACGGACAGGCCTTTATCTTTTATAAACCAAGTGCCGCCCTCTTGTGTTAAGAACTTCCGATCATAATACTGGAAGTGTTTATCACTGATTGCGGCCCCGGTTGGGTCATTTGGATTGTTGTAGTACTGAGCATAATACTGAGATTTATCAATATACTTAGCACGCTTCTTAGCAAGTACTTGAATGTTAAAACCAAACCACTTGCCATCTGGACGCTGTTGACGAGGCCATAAGAACTCTCCTGTGCCATCACCATTATCTTCTACTTCAAACTGCTTAATATCATAAACTAGTGTAGAGCCAATCAAGTCTCCGTGCTCATCATAGCTATCTTCTTCTATCTCTACGAGAGTCGAGTACAGATCTTTGGGATGATAACGAGTACCAACCACCCACTCCCTAGCGTTAGCAGACTCAATAGAAGCAAGTAGAGAATACTGATCAGCGACCTTAGTACGGCCCTCATTAGTATAAGCATTTTCTTTAATAACAACATCATCTAGTACCGCCACGTCGAAGTGAAGTCCTGTAATCGTCGTTGTTAATCCTGCGGTGAAGATGGAAGGATCTCGAACACCCTCAGCTTTACGTAGAGGATGATCTACGATAATCTCCCGCTCTGTCCATTTCTCTCTACGACCTTCCATTGGGTTAATCATGTCTGGCCAGTAATGCTGATACTTCTTAGACTCCATCACTGTCTTGATAAAGTATAGCTGCTTCTCTGCTAGTGTTGATGTAGCTGAGATGTATAGGAAAGTCATCGTAGGATTACGGGTTAGTTCCCATAGTACTCTGTAAGCTACCATGGCACTCTTGCCATGATCTCGTGGCATCAGTAGTAATTGATGGTCGTTGGCGTCTTCATTAGTCCACCAATGAATAACATCTTTATGTATAGCGCCTAAGACACGATAAGGCGCAACAAGATTGATGAACTTAATCAAATCCCCTTCTGCTGCCTCTCTTATTTCGTCTTTGGTTGCCATATATTATTCACTAATAAATTATTAGGTACTATATCTCCATTTCACCATGAATCCAGAAATTACCGCTATCGTTCACTAGATATTTCGGGTTCACAATTACACCGTGCCGATGAAAGCCTACTACACCAACATCTGGAATAGGCATTCTGACCCGATTTGTTTCAAAATAAAATTGCATGTCGTCATCTGCTGCACCGCCAGAGCCAGTTTCACGCGGATCAACCACTACACCTGTGCCTGCATCTTGAATCACTATCCGTACTATTCCAGCACCTAAACTAAGAATGCTATAGATATACGGGCCATTACCTGCCGCAGCATAAATTGCGGATACATTACAGCTTGCAAAAGTTTCACCAATGTCAGAAGAATAGTCTAACTGTAAATACGTGCTGAATGCCGTTACTGTTGGCGATGCTACAGTCGGGTACTCTGTTGTTATTGTCCATGATCCACTAGCATGAACCACCTTACTTTCCAGTTTGTCGTGGAAAGATATAGTAAAGTTGTCATTAGTAGTATCATTAAATTTATATAATTTAGGGATAAAATCGTAAGAAGTAATCGCCGATCCAGTTTGAGCGGTTGACATAGATATAACAGGAGCTTCTTGCTTACCGCTGCTATTGTGGGTAATTGTTAATGTGCCATCACCATTATCGACAGCTATAGGTCGTGGGCCATAAAATTCAGGTGTATGCACTTGCTCTGGATCAACAGCTAAATCTATATAACCAATTAGATCTTGATATACATAATAAGTTGCGGATGTAGTGCCGACACTTGCCCCTATCATTACATTATCTTGAATATATACCTCGTCTTGCGTTGCAACAAGACTAGATACCTTACTAGCTGTGAAATTATAATCTAATACCAACGCTCTCGGTGGCGTACCTGTAACAGATATTGTATTGAATCCGTTAGGAGCGTGGGTTGCGTCGTCAATGTAATCCCAACCAGCAATAGATTTAACTGCGCCATTGCTTGCACCAGCAGTGAATGCAGTTCCATTGATATTACTACCATCTTCGTCAGTTAGTTCAAAAGTCGTGCTAGTAACATTCGCCACAACATAGTAGTTCTCGCTTATTTGTGTCATGCCGGATGTAATACCAGAAATATAAACAACAGCTCCGTTAGAAAAACCATGCGCTGCTGCTGTAGTCACTACCACAGGGTTTGCCGCTGTCGCGCTCGACAAGTTTACGGAATCAACATTAAATGAATTTCTAATTACACAACTAAGATTTCTAGTTGTCTTATCTGTGTCGCCACTTTCTAGACTTATGAATTTATTGTTAGGAGTGAAACTAGTAGTTTGAAATTCTGCTGTGCCTATATAATTGACTTGTGTTGCTCTGTCAGAGATAAACACACCGCCGTCTGCACTAATAACCGTTCCTGCTGCGGCTGCTGCAGTTATAGCGGCGTCTATCTCAGTGGTGTAGTCTGTAGTCCCTACTACTGCCCCGAACCATTTTATATCGACCGGCCCACTGTAAAGCCTAACCCATCTACCTGTGGTGACAGCCGTGACCTTGATGATTGTTCCACCATTGTCAGATGCAGTGCTTGCGCTATCCCAATAGAAATCTCCTTCACCCCCATCACCTTCTGTGGAGTGTCCAGACAAAAACACATTTTGTTCTTGTGTTGGATCTGATAGTCGTAGACTAGCAATAGAGGTATATACAGTTCGTCCTATTGTAATAGAGCCCGTGCCCGTCACATCTTGCAACCTTGCAGCAGAGGTAGGATTCTGTGGGGCACCTAAGTTAGCTATAGGATTGCTGTTCATGTCTAACTCATTCTGCATTATATTGGGCTCCCCGTCTGGGTTATCCCGATACAGAACCTTATCATTCAGGTGCTCTGCAATTTCCTCAAACTCTGCATTCAAGGCTGCCTGACTGGCAAATCCTGATACTACGTTAAGTGCTGTCTTCTTTGCCATTAGTATGCATACCCCAGTTGGTCTATGTCAGCTTGATAATATTTGGTAACAGCTTCCACAGTACACCCATCGT